AGATTCATACTTATCAGATACAGTTGACCAATGTATTTGTGAGTTTGACGATTGGGTACATTTATCTATAGCAGAAGTAAATGCTAAACCAAGAAAAATGTTTTTAACGATTGATAGTAATGGAACAAGACAATTTAAATTTACCTAGAATAAAATGTTACTACTGCGTATCATTTGAAAAAGAATTAGAGCCAGACAAGGTTTTATGTGTTATAGATAAAAAAGTCCATACATCAGGTTGTAGTTATTTTATGAGAGAAATAGGTTCTGATGATGACCTTACAATGGAACAAACAAATACGTTGTATAAATAAAAAACCAGTTCATATTTCTACAAACTGGTTAAACTCTATTATTTGGTAAGACTTATTAGAAAGGATAAGTAAATTGGTAATAGAGAAACTACATTATATCAGTCATTTTTACATTAAGCAAATAAGTCAGGTCTGGATTTATGTAGTCTTATCATCTCATTTCTAACTATATTGTAACCATCAATACCTCTTTTATCTTTTATTTTCATTAACCACGATTGTCTTTCTTGACTCGTTTTATAAGTAGTTAGAATGTGTTTTGCCTCACAATACAATCTATATTCTTCTGACCATGATTCTAATTCACGACCATCAAGTGTTTTGATTTTGTTTGATTTTAAGTTCCTCATACAATTTATCAAGAGTCATATCCATAATTTCTTTTGTATACTCTATTTTAGATTTTATCTTTTCTAAATCATTATGAGAATCGTTTTTTGTACCATTAACTTCACTATTAGCAGTAGAAATATTATTTAGTAATTTATCAGTAGAACTTTCTATATGAGGAATATCAAAATTATCAAGATGAAATGTGTTTTTTACTTCTTGAGCAAATTTACTCAAACTTAACAATTTAAAACCCTCTCTTTTTTTTTGTTTATTGTTAATCCAAAATTTTCTTGTTCCTTTTTTAAAACTTGTTTTATAGACTCTACTCATAAATTTGTTTATATCAGCAAAACTTACTTCAACATATTTGTTTGGATTTGATTGACTCATCATACTTACAATGTCTTTTAATTCTGATATTAAAATAAAATCTTTATCTCTCCCATATGTACTATATGTATTTTTAATATTAAAAAATTTACCAAGTCTTGATAATGTGTACATAATCTCATGTAGTGCTTTATACTCACGATTAGGTTTATATTCTTGTACTTTTGGTCTATTTTTAATTTCTTGTTGAATTGTTTCATACACAGGATTCTTTGGAATATCCAACTCTTTATCGTAATCTATAGTGTTTTGGCGAAAGTATGTTTCGTAATAAAATTCAAAAGATTCTATATGTATCGGTTTTACGCCTTTAATTCTTGGATTGTTCCAAAAATGGTTTAATTGTTTTAATTTTGTTATTGGATTTTTATGCCAACTATTTTTATCTTGTTTTGCTTTTTTACACCAATTAATAACTATTTCTTTTAATTCTGCATCATTCCAATTATTTTCTATAACTAATGTTTTAATAGACCTAACAACTGAGTTCCATACTTTATAATTACAATCTGGATTACATCTATCCAACATATATTTAAGTTTAGTAACATTTTCTGGACAATACGACCATCTATTATCATTGGTAATCATTTACCCTCCTAAATTTTTTAATTAATAATTTTTATCTCGACCATAACAAATATTCCAACATTTTAAACAGTAACCTTTATCTCGCATACCAGGGTATTTCGTTTCTAAATGGTCAACTTTTTTGTTACATCGTTTACAATACTGCTTACCTAGTGCATTGTCAAGTATCTTTCTTATCTCATCATTGCTACATTGGTACATTATTGGGTAGTTTTTTTTCATATAGATTACATAGTGTCCATATAGACTCGTAGTAGTTTAAAAAATGTTTTTTCACTCACGACAAAATTAAATTCAGTTGAATTAATTTTTTTTATTGCAAGTAACCAATTCTCACCATCAGAATTACTTTTTGCTTGTTCTATCCATTTGTTAAATTGTATTGTTTTACAATTTTTTACCTCACAAGAAAACTCTCTAAGTTTTCCATCATCACCAGCACTTCCTACCGATGGTGGTCGTATCTCTATTCCTAGTTGTTCTTTGACTTTATCTCGAAACAGTTTTTCACCACGATAACCTTTATTTCTTGAATTAACCATATCTTTTATTCCAACAATATCTACATAATTTTTTATCTGTATTGTTACCAATACTTTTTGCACTAGTCCAACTTAATTTTTTTTTACAATGATGACAAAATTGTAAACCAAATGTCTTATCAACAATATCATTAATTTCTTTACTACTTGGAACGTAAAGTAATGAGGTTTTCTCTAATAAGCCATCTAATTGATTTTTGCCATGCTTGATTATGTTTTTGTCTTTTTTCAAATCTATCTAATTTTCCTATTTGTCCATCAACCATCATATGACAGTTATGACACAAAAAAGCACCAAACAAATCATCACTTTTATGTCCATATCCTCTCCCATCTTCATAATTATTACTATGAGCCAAACATAATAAATCCCCATTTGGATTCTCTAAACCACAAGACATACAATGGGGACATATTTTTGCTAACTCTCTAAACTTCTTACTGTGCATTTACTAACTTCATTTCTGCACGTCTGTCTGCTTGTTTAGTTTGATGTAACATAACTTTCCATTCAATCACTCGTAACTCATACTTAAGTTGCATTGATTTTTTTGTCGCCTCTGTCAAACCTTTTAATAATTCAATATATTCATTATGTGACCTTGCCTCTCTTTCTTGTGCTGATATCGCACCAAATCCTTGCTGGTTAAATTCTTTCATTAATATTGCTAATTTAGATTTTTTAAATTCTTCTAAATAAACTCTATCACTTTCTGCTTGTGCAAATTGTTTTGCTTTTTGTTCTGCGTCATACAATATTTTTTGTATCTCTGTCATTTAATTCTCCTTTTAATAGATAAACTCAATATATCTTTAATATTCCTCATGTGACCTGAATTATCTTTTTTTGTAAATGTTGTACCAAGTTCATCATCTATATGTTCACTACAATAATATGAACCACCACCAATAGATACTGTTCCATATCTTCCACATCGTTTACTGTTAATAACTCTAGCACATTGTCTATCATGCCAAATACCATCAATCTCAATACCATACTTAAATGGATTACCAGTTACATGACTTTTATTCTTAGTCCAACCACAAGAACAAGTGTCACCATACAACTGTCTATCACAATCAGGACAATTCATTTACTGACCTCACTTAGTTCACCAAGATACTGTTCAAACTTTGATTTACTAAATAAAGTCTGTGGTCTAATGTACATGGACATATTTTGTTGTGTACTCCATTCTCTATTCTTCTTAGCTATTACAGACTTGATGTCATCTTTAGAATAACCATCTTTAAGTAACTGACGTACTAACTCATAATTTTTAGTTTGTTTTCCATTAGGTTTATAGATTGGAAAATTACGACCAGATTTTTGATTAAGAAATGTAAGTATCTCTACTACATCATCACTTTTTACAAGATGTTTTGCTTTAGCTAAACTTATATTATCTATATCAATATCTTTATCTATATCTATATCTATGTAGCTTGAACCTGTCTTAAGTATACCTTGAGTCGGTCTTACACCTGTCTTTTTTTCTTTTAAATTGTTGATTTTATTAAGTTCCTCATCTAACTGAAATGGACTAATTGGATAAAGTTTTTTAAAGTACCGAACTCTTTGTCTATGATTTAGTATGTGAATGTAATCTTTTTCCTCACTAGAATCATCTTCTTTACCTTTATACATTCTTACTAAATCTTTCTCGATTAGTTGTTCTAATACCAATGTTGCTTTGTCAATAGATGTAATACCATCAAAATCTCGCCACAATCTAAATAATCCAAAAATATTACCCTCTAAATTACCTAAGTCATCTTGTTCACTAATCAACCTCAAAAAACATAGTCGAACAGTATCTGATGGTAAACAGTTAAATTTCTCACTATTCCATATTCCTTGCCTTAACATTCTCGTTGCCATAGTCTTACCTTTTTTTAATGTTGAGTTTCAATTACCTCTGTAATCAAATCAAGATTATCTCTAATATCTTGTAATACTCTATTTGTTTCAGATATTTCTTTAATCCTTACAAGCTGTAATACATAAGATATATCAAAGTTTTTATCTTTCGATATTTTTTTGATAAAATCAATTTGACCACATAAGTATTCGTAATCTATATCTTCTTTTTTTCTAGCCATAATTATTATTCATGTAAATTTTCAATGTCATGTGACTCCATTCTTTCATATAAAACTTCTTCTACAAGTCTTAATAAATGTGTGTCTTTTGTTCCTGTACCACCAACTCCACTTGTGAGTTGGCTGTACAACGCATTTAATTTGTCATTTGACATATTTTGTAATCGTTCATAAAAGTTCATCTTTATCCTTTCTAAAATGGCACATCATCTTTTAAATCATCTATTGTTTTTGGTTGTGATGATTTATTAGTATATTGTTGATATTCGTCTTTACTTTGAAATTTAAGTGATAAATTCTTACCATTATCCCAAATAGCTAATCTGTATATCTCACCATTAACTTTGACTAATCCACTAAACTCTGGTTGTTTATCGTTAGTCTTGTTGGTGTTTTTCCATACAGTTCCAACATTGTTTTTATCTTTAAAATAATCTTCTTGATTTGACATTATTTTCTCCTTATTGGTGGTTTGGTGTCAGTTTTTACAAATTCCCAGAACTCTTGTAATTGTACAAACATATCATTCCAGTAATTCTTATCTCTATCTATAAGTAAAATGTTATGACCATCTTCATTAATACTTATAAAATAACATTGGTCTATGTCACATATCTCCATTTGACCTTGTATCTGTGGCACATACAATTCAGGAACTTCCTTATGTACAACTCTTGGTGATTTTATTTCTACTACAAATTTATCACCAATAATTCCATCAGGACTTGCTCCTAACCAATCATGGTCTTTATGTATCCTAAAACCAATTTCTTCTGCTATATGTCCAGTTTCAACCTCTAGTACATCTATACCTGATTGTTCTAAATCAATACCACGTTGCATATCAACATTAATTTCATCAGGTGGTTTCTTACCAGTTTTTTCTTCCCACAGTTTTTGTCGTGATTTGTATTTATTCAAACCACACGCACTCGCAAAATCAGATGCAGTTAGTCGATTCTTACGAACCTCAAACCATTCATCACTTCTTTGTTTCATCTACCTCTCCCTGTACAGTTTCTTTTTTAGATAATTCTTCTTTTTTCTGATTCTTGTAAGTAATACCCATGTTACGTTCTTCAACTGTAAAACTTTCCCAAACTTCTTTCAGTTCTTCTAATGTTTTACATTTTTTTATTTTTCTTTCTATTTCTGGATTAGGTGGTAAATCCTCACCAGTATAAATGTATAAACCAATTCCATGTAGACTAATTGCCTTTGCCAAACATCTTTGCATTGCTGTATTTAGTTGAAACGAGTCAAAATCAGCTATAGGTTTGTTTTTGTAGTCCATAACAGGTAAATGTGCTGTTTTAGTTTTACCAAATGCAGTAACACTTACATAAACCATCGCTGTTCCATTTGGTAAACTTTCGTACTTTTGTTTCTCTGTAATAAGATAACTATTGTTTTTACCCTCAAGAATACGAGATACCTCGAACTCATGGTGATGATATGTTGCCCTTGGGTCTAGTTGCATTAATATGTCATACGCATTTGCCCAAGATACATAACTTAGGTTTCCTTTCTTTTCAACTGCATGATTTACATTGATGGTTCGTAAAAAACTAAAATCGTCAACCTTGACATTTACTGTTTTTTCTTCCATTTCGATGGTTTTTTCTTTAAATTTTCCCATTGTTTATCTCCTAATATTTTTATTAAATCACTAGCACATATATTTTTATCTTTGAGAAACTGTATTGCTTTTAATCTTTGTGTTTCTAAATATTTGTTTGGATAAGACCTATCAGTTTTCGATTTGTAGTTCATACCATTCCTTACTTTGTTTAAACTCTTGTTCCGAAAAGTAGTAACACGCTTCACGAATATTACCGACCACATTAAGTACATCTCCCTTTAATATTTCTACTTTGATGTGAAGAAACATAATGTAATTAATTAATACAATTACAACACCAAAATTAACAATAGATAAAAATATAAATCGTTTTCTCACTTATTCTGATTGTTTTTATATAAATCCATAGCTAAGTATAACAATTCCTTATATGTTTTACATTTACATTCAATCATAAAGTGTTTTATTTCTTTTTTTTCTTCGTCTGTCACACGAAATGCTACAAAAGGTTGATTCATAATAATCTCCTTATTCATTATCAAATTGACTAACTTGTGGATTAACAAACTTCAACATATCAATAATTATATGTTTGTCTGACCATGTACTCTTTACCTCTCTGTTAGGTACATGATATGACCAATCATCTAATTTCTTCCATTGAAATGTATCACTATGTTTATTCCACCACTCATAACCTTTTTCATGGTCATCAAACAACGATGTCCAATAAATCGAGTTATCCTTTACTTTATACGCACATTCAGTTTCTGTATAAATTAAATCTTTATTAAAAAACTTTACTGATACTGGAAATATTTTTTTCATGTTACTCCCATACCTTTCTGTCCATTTCAAAATCGTAACCAAGATTGTAGTCATCAATAGCTAAATCAGTCATTCTTGACTGTTCTATTAATATCTCGTTTTCTTTGTTTTTATTGTAATAGAAATGTGGTGACCTCTCACGATTGTAATACCTGTCTGCACTACCTCTATCATACGCACTACCACTATGTGTCTTAATCACTCTATCTACTAAAGATATGTCTACTGGTAACTCAAATTGACCATCATAATGGACATGAACCTGTACACCTTGACCATTTTCCCAAACGTCAATCACAGTACCAACACAATCTATAAGAGAATCTTGTAATGAGTTTAAACTACCACCTATCGACTTATAATCCTCAATAACTTTTGGTAACTTAAACTTAATAGTATCGTCTACTTTTACTTTCATAATTTATCCTTTCTAAAAATATAATCCTAGTATAAGTTATAAAGTCATACAAGTCAAACACCAAATAAAAAATTACAGAGCAAGTTGACCTTTGCTTTGTGTTGTTTTTTTTGAAATTAGTAATATCCTAAAGGGGGTTCACTAATACACCATTATTAATGAACCCACTAGAAAATAATTCATTTGACAAGTTTACACAGTATGCTAACCTATGATTATTGTTTACCCTCCGAAAACAATAGATATAAACTAATGTCCGATTCTTGATTGAGTCGGACATCTTTTAAAAGGAAATGTTATGGCAATGACCGATGAAAGAGCAATGTTAATGATGAAGAACTACCTAAATGCAGATATGGGTATGGGTTATGGTAAAAAATCTAAAAACAAAAAAGTTGCAAAAGTTAAGAAAAAAAAATACACAAGACGAGCTTAACAAATGAGTTTATACGAAAATATAAATAAAAGACGTAAAAAAGGAATTAGTCGCACTAAAAAGAAATCTACAATCAGTAAAGAAGCATATGCAAATATGAAAGCTGGTTTTCCAAAAAAGAAAAAAAAGAAAACAAAAAAGAAAAAGTAAATGGCAAAAGGCGTACCACATTACTTTAAGTCAGGTAGGTTACATAAAGGCGAGTATCACAAAATGCCTAATGGACAACTACATAGTGGTAAAACACACACAGCAAGTAGTCAAAGGTTATATCACCTAAACGAATTACCAAAATCAGTCCAGAAAAAAATTAAAGCGAGAATGAAAGCATAATGCCATTTAGTAAATATTCATCAAAACAAAAAAAACTTGCACGAGTCGCACCACCTCGTGATAAAATTACAGGTGCTGATTTAAAAACTTTAGCTAAAAATAGAAAGAAGAAAAAAAGTAAAACAAAAAAATCTAGGAGAAAAATAGTATGCTATGCCTAATTATATGTACAATAGAGGTTCTTTTATGAATCAATCGTTGTTACAACCACCTATGATGCAACAATCCTATAACCCATTTGGTTCATTCAATCAACCAATGATGCAACCACCACCAAGTCCAAGTCAAATGGGTATAGGTGAACCACCACCTGAATTTACTCCAATGGAGTCACCAACTTTTACACCTATGCAAAGTAATATTTATCAACCACCAGTTCAACCAGTAACACCAGTTGAAGATAAACCACCAGCATTTAACCCATATACTAATTGGACATCATTTACTGAATTAGGTGAACGAGCAAATGTCCCTGGGCAAAGTGGTAGAGTTTTCAGAGATGTTGTTAGTGGTTACACAAGTAGTGGTGAGCCAATTTATACAAGACAAACAAAATATACAATCCCTGGCTATAATCCATATAGCGATAGTAGTGGTAAGGGTCCAGTTAGATATGGAACACGACCAATAAACTTTTAAAAAGTTTACTTTATAAAAAACATCTGCTAATATCTTTGAATGGAACAAATAGAGCAAGTCGCTATTGAAACTCTAATTCCTTATAAGAATAATGCAAGACTTCATAGTGATAAACAAATAGGACAAATAGCAGAGTCCATTAAGTCATTTGGATTTAACAATCCAGTTCTTATAGATAGTAAGAACAACATTATAGCTGGTCATGGTCGTGTACAAGCCGCAAAACGACTAAAGATGAAAACAGTTCCTACAATAAAGATAGAACACTTAACAGAAGAACAAAAAAAAGCGTTCATCATAGCAGATAACCAAATAGCACAAAATTCTAGTTTTGATAAAGGTATATTGTCGTTAGAAATAGCGAGTTTAAAGAACTCAGACATAAATCTTAATATACTTGGTTTTGATGACAGAGAATTGAAAGAGTTAGAATTTGACCTAGTGGAAGATATAAAAGAACAAAACACTAACGAGTTGGACTTAGAAGAAAAATTTGAAGTATTAGTAGAGTTAAAATCAGTACAAGAACAAGAGGAACTCTATGAAGAACTTGAAAACAGAGGGTATCAATGCAAAGTGTTAAGTTTTTAAAACAAACACCATATAAAAAAACATTTAGAACTGAACAAATCTGTGGTATCTACGACCTACAACCAGAATCCATACTAAAAAAACAATTTGATTTTGACATTGACTTAACCTTTGACTGGCAAATTGGTGTCATCGTTGGTACATCAGGTAGTGGTAAAACCAGTTTAGCTAAAAAACTATTTAAAGATAATTATGTAAAAGATATAACTTGGGAGAGTAAATCATCATTTGTTGACGAATTTGATAAAAAAATAAATGTAAAAGATATAATTAAATGTCTTGGTGCTATTGGTTTTGCAAGTCCACCATTGTGGTTATTACCATATGATGCGTTAAGTACAGGTCAACAGTTTAGAGTGAATGTTGTACGAGCATTGTTAGAAAGTAAAGACTTAGTATGTTTTGACGAATTTACGTCAGTTGTAGACAGACAGGTGGCTAAAATCGGTAGTCATTGTATTAATAAGTTCGTAAGAAAAACAAAAAAACGATTTGTCGCTGTTTCATGTCATTATGATATTTTAGAATGGTTAGAACCTGACTGGGTATTTGACGTAAACAAAAACGAATTGTTTAGGGGGCGTCTTAGGCGACCAGAACTTAACATTGAAGTTTATAAATCAGAGCAACAAGTTTGGAAACTGTTTAAAGAATATCATTATTTAAATACAAGTATTAATCCAACTGCTCAATGTTTTGTGGCACTTTTATGGGATAAACCAGTCGCCATTTCATCTGTTATACATTTTCCACACCCAACAGTAAGAAATATTAAGAAAGCACACAGAACTGTAGTGTTACCAGATTATCAAGGTATGAGTATTGGTAATAAATTATCTGACTTTGTTGGAGAATATTACACATCGAAAGGTTATACCTTTTTATCTACAACATCTCAACCGAGTATGATTTATTACAGGAACAAGAGTAAAAATTGGGTTGTTACTCGCAAACCAAGTCATGTAGGTAAATTTAGTAATACATCAAAATTCAAGAAACCATTAAAACGTGGTGTATCAAAACGTATGCGTCAAGACAATAGTTCACGAAACCGAATTACTTGCTCTTTTCGTTATGTCCTATAATTAGCGTCGCTGTAAATTTCGATTTTTGTCAAATGTAATTTTGGTCAATTTTAGCGTCGCCCCGATTTTCGATTAGAAGTAAATACAATTTTGGTTAAATTTTAGTTAGTAAACATTCACTTCGCTATAAATCAATGTTAGTTAGTACTCACTAACATGAAAAAAATTAAAATATTATATTTTTTTATCAAAATTTTTAAAAAAGTAAGATTATAAAAAGATTAATAAAAAAACTCTTTATATAAGTCTAGCCACTCAATTTAAATTATACAAGTTAGGTAATTATATCAACTTAAAAATAAAGTTGTATGGCTAACGATTATTACAGGATTTTACATATTTTTTAACCTTTCTGAATGGTTTTTATAGATTTTTAATAAAATATTAAATAAATTATTAAAAAACCATAAAAAAAAGGATACGAATTTAAAAAAACGTATCCTTTTATAGTTAATATATTATTTTTCAAGTCTTTTTATCTGTTTATCTGAATAATTATATTCTTTTTTTAAAATTTCTTTAATTTCGTCTAAACTTAAATAATTTTCATCAAGTAAGAAAAAATTTTCATATTTAAAACAGTCTAATAAAACTTTCAATCTATTTTTTTTGAATATATCCATCTTTTTTATCCTTTCTATTATTTTTTAATATTGATTGTCCTCCAGTTCGAAAAAATTCGACTGTATCATGTTTTTTAGTTTTTCCATTTTCTGAAATAGATATTATTTCAATATGACTTTCTAAAAATTTTTTATTAAATTTCATAATTATTTCCTTTCTAATGTATTTTATTGATAAGTATTTTAAATGGAGTATTAAATGAATTAATACCATTTAAAACAACATTTTTTTTATATTTAATAATATTTATATCATCATATATAAAACCATTAAATCTTAAGTACCATTTTAAATGGTACAAATTGAAAACTCTATTCTCTCTTATTTTTTTATTTATTATATATTTACAATTAAATTTCATCTTTTTATCCTTTCTAATAAAATTATTTAATATTTTTTAATCGTTGTTGGTAATTGTTAAACATTTTGTTGTAACCATCTATAAATGAATACATACATAGATTAGTTTTAAAACTTTCAAAGTCACAATTTTCAATTATAATTTTAGGACAATATACACACTTAAAACGAAATATAACTTTTGGATATTCCACTTGTTGGAGATATTGAGATTTATTAAAAATACCAAATTCATTAATATTGAGTACAAAGTCTTTGAACTGATTAATTAAATATGGTTTAGAAAAATATTCATCATCTTTATATTTAAAAACACCATGAAAAAATTTACTTTTTAATAATGTTTGTATTTGGTTAAAATGGTTATCTCTCAATTGATTAATTTTTTTAGAATTTCCATTTTCTTGTTTGTAGTATTCTTCAAATTCTTGTTTTTGATTTAATACGAGTTCGATTAATTGTTGTGAGTTACTTAACATTTTTTTATCCTTTCTAATATAAGTTATTGAAATATAATAATTTATTTGTTAAAATTATAATAGTTCTTTAAAAATTTAATGTTATTTCTTGAAATATAGTTGATAAATCATCGTTCAATAATTGTTTTTTAATTATTGGTTTAAAATTTCTATTGGATAAATAATTAACGATATTAACTAGGTTATCTTGATTATTAAATATTGTTATTTCATCATCTATAGAATAATCAATAAATGTTAAAGAAAATTTATCTTTAAAAAAATCATAATAAATAGTTAATTTTTCTTCATTTAATTTATGATAATGTACCAATTTAACAATATCCAACAATATATTGTCCATTTGGTCATTGGTTAATATGTTTTTAAGATAATGAGAATTATTAAAACTAGTACATAATAATTCATCTATAGAAATTTTAATGTCACTATCAAGTAAATTTTTATTTAAATAGTGTTTAAAATGATTAAATTCCAAATTATTCATTAGTAAACCTTTCATTGTGTTTAAATATTATTATTTTTTCATCATGTCCATACAGTTCCAGACTTTTATTATTTTTTAAATTCTTAATTCTTTCTATTTCATCATCATTAAAACCATTCATCGAATTAAAAAAATCAAAATGTAGATTTGTTTTTAATTTGGAATTGTGTTTATAACCTTTTATATAATAGATTGAATACATATTTTTATCCTTTCTTGAGTAAATAAAGAACTGGAGAAATTAACATTAAATTTATAATTAAGTAACTTATAATAAATATAATCATAATGGTTTAAAACTAATTGTTGTTTTTTCCACCATTTCAGAATTATTACTAATAAAAGAACTATCAACAGAATTTACTTTATCTTTCAATAATTCTTTCTTAATATCTGAATATTTAATTTTATCTATACATATATAATTAGATAAACCTTTTATCAAATGTATATTATAATGTTTAGAGTATATTTTTAACTCATCTTTTATTTGTTTTTCTTTTTTCTTTAACTCTTTACATTGTTTAAATACTTCAATGTAACTTTCTATTACTTTTTTAGTATATTTTTTCATTTTATTATCCTTTCTAATTGATGTATTTAATACAATACTAACACCTATTTAATACAATGTAAAACAGTTATACAAAAATATTTATTTATATAATAAAATCAAGTATTTAAAAAAGTAAATTAATTAATAATTTGTAAAAATATCGTTAAAATTAAGACAAAATGTTTATTTTTGAAAGATTAAAGCGATTATTACTTTCTTCACTTTCGTTACCTATAAAAGAAATAATTAATATGTTGTAATGTTTAACACTTATTAATGAATAGATAAGAACTCAATAACCATTACATATATTTAATACTTAATGAGAATAGGAAATATAAATATATTATGTTGGTAAGTATTCACTTGCTTTTATTTTCTTTTTATTTACAATAAAAGTAATACATATATGTTAGTAAGTACTCACATATGCGAAGTAAGTGTTTACTTACATTATAACTTATGAGAAATAATTTTTTTTATTAAGTTTTTTATATATAGAAAGTTTTTAAATATGGACACCGCTGATTGACGCATAATCAGAATCCGTATATGACATTCGGAAATTTTGCAGAGGACAAATGGCACAAGGAAAAAGACATAAACCGACAGAAGAATCACGAAAAATAGTAAAATCCCTCACAGCAGTTGGCACTACAGTTCAGGACATAGCTTTAAAGCTACACATAAACGTGGATACTGTACGAAAGTATTACAAGGAAGAATTAGATGTTGGTAGAGTAGATGCCAACTTCACAATTGGAAGTGCCTTGTATGACAATGCGAAGAGTGGAAGTGTACCAGCACAGATATTTTGGTTAAAGGCGAGAGCTGGTTGGAAAGAAGTTGACAAACATGAGTTATCAGGTACAAATGGTCAACCGATAGAGTATGTCATTAATTTTGGTGAGAACGACAAACCTGAATGAGAAAACAGATATCGTTAAATTATTCTGCGAGGAATCCACAAAGGAAAATCCACGATGCGTTGAATAATTATCGTTTTGTGGTAACTGTAGCCCATAGACGTATGGGAAAAACTGTAGCTGGTATTATCGAATTAATTAGACAAGCTGGAATGTGTAAGAAGATAAGACCGAGATATGCGTACATAGCACCAACTTATGCTCAGGCAAAACGAGTCGCATGGGATTACTTAACACACTATACGAGAGTGGTTCAGGCGAAAGTGAATAATAGTGAATTAAGGATTGATTTTGGTGATAGAAGAATCAGTTTATATGGTTCTGAGAACGCAGATAACTTGCGTGGTCAATACTTTGATGGTGTGATTATAGATGAGGTAGGTGACCAGAATCCACGAATATGGAACGAGATAGTTAGAGCCGCCCTTGCCGATAGAGAGGGTTGGTGTCTATTTATTGGAACACCTAAAGGACAAAACCATTTTAAAGATTTGAGAGATAGAGCAGAGAAACAAGAAGATTGGTGTTTACTTGAATTTAAGGCGAGTGAAACGAAGTTATTGAAAGACGAAGAACTTAAATCTGCCAAACGTGAAATGGGAATTGAAAGATATAACCAAGAATTTGAATGTAGCTTTAACGCCGCTGTAACAGGAAGTTACTACGCAGAACTGATAAACGAACTCGAAAAAGAGAATCGACTTGTACCTATTGAGAGAGATGATGCGTGTAAAACTGTGGCGAGTTGGGATTTAGGTATGTCTGACTCTACCAGTATATGGATTTGTCAAACAACAAATAACGAAGTACGACTGTTAGACTATTATGAGAATCATGGTGTTGGTTTAGACGTGTATATGAATTGGTTACGAGAGAATAATTGGTTTCATTGTGAACAGTTATTACCACATGACGTAGAAGTAAGAGAATTAGGTACAGGTAAGTCTAGGTTAGAGATTTTACAAAATGGTGGACTAGATTGTCGAGTGGTACAACGTATTAGTGTGGCAGATGGAATACAGGCAGTTAGGAGAATGTTACCGAAGTGTTGGTTTAATTATCCTCAAGTCAAACAAGGAGTGGACTCTTTACGAAACTATCGTAGAGAGTATAATGAAAAGCAAAAGGCGTTCTATGACAAACCTTTACATGACTGGACATCACATTGTGCTGACAGTTTTCGTTATTTAGCTGTTGGATTAGATAATACGAGTGTGGAGTGGTCACGACCTTTAGACATTAACTTACGATGGGTGGTTTAAATGGGTGAATTAGATAGAATATTAAGAGTAATGCTAGGTGAAATAGCTGGACAACGTGGTGGTCTTGGTAGTATGACAGATTTAGAGATGAGAGAACCAGTAGGAATTGGAAGAATGACAGAAAATGAAATGATGTCAAATCCTAGTGGATTAGGAAGTATGAGTGAATACGAATTAGCGCAGATGATGCAACCAAGAGGTATAGGTAATTTATCAGCAAGTGAAGCAGGTCTTTTAGGTAGTATACTTGGAGATAGTTCAGGTCTTGGTATGACAACTGAAAGAGAAAATGAACTAATGAATCAAGCTAATAGACGATTACAACAATTAAAAGCATTAGAAGAAAAAATGTTGTTACAAAGATTAATTCGTTAATACAATAAAAAATTGGGAGATAAACAATGACAGGAGTGTGGTTACAAAAACGAGGTGAATGGGTTTCAAGAAAAGAACTCGACAAAGTAATTAAAGAACTCGAAGAATTAAAGCAATCTTTAAAGGAAATGAATGGACACAGGGAAACTAAAAGGAATACTCGAAAGCGAAATTGATTCATCTATAGGTTTCATTGAGTCAGAAACAACAGACGAAAGAAAAAGGTCACTCGAATATTACCAACGACATCAATATGGCAACGAAGTCGAGGGTAGGAGTCAAATTGTCACATCAGAGGTAGCTGAAGCTGTTGATGGCTCACTTCCACAGTTAATGCGTATTTTTACTCAAACAAAAGACTTTGTGAAGTTTATTCCACGCAAACCAGAAGATGAAATGGGTGCAAATCAAGCAACTGACTTTGCAAACTGGGTACTTGAGCAAAATAATGGTGTAATTTTGTTCCATAACTGGTTTAAAGACGCACTTTTACAAAAAGTTGGTGTTGTGAAAGCATTTTGGGATACTCAAGAGAGTGTCAACGAAGAAGAATATAACAATTTAACAGATGATGAACTTCTTATGTTACTCCAAGATGAAAAAATGGAGATAACAGAACAAGAAACAATAGAAGAATCTATACTTGATGAACTCGGTCAAGAGATTTTAATAAAAAAACATGACGTAAAAGTCAAAAAAAGAGAGGAAACAGGTCAAATTGTCATACAAAATGTTCCTCCAGAAGAATTTTTAATCTCAAAAAAGGCGACAACCATCTCAGATGCCCCATTTGTCGCACATAGAAAGCTAATTACACGAAGTGAACTTATTGCGATGGGTTTTGACGAAAATATTGTAGCTACTTTACCAAGTTATGACGATATTTCGTTTTCAAGTGAAAAAGTAGCAAGATTTAGTAATGGTGAACACCCACATGAGCAAGATAGTTTAGATGATTCGATGCAAACAGTTGAGGTGTTTGAGTGTTACTTAAAAACAGACTTTGATGATGATGGAATAGCAGAGTTACGAAGAATCGTATATTCAGGTTCAGAAATTTTATATAACGAACCATGTGACTATGTTCCATTTTATAGTATATGTCCTTATCCGATGCCACATAAATTCTTTGGACAAAGTTTGGCTGACAGAGCAATGGATATACAGTTAATTAAATCTACAGTTACAAGACAGATGTTAGATAACCTATATCTAACAAACAATGCTAGAGTTGGTGCAGTTGAGGGTCAAGTCAATTTAGATGACTTACTTTCTGTGACTCCCGGCGGTATAGTAAGAATGAAATCACCTAACGCAGTTGTACCATTTAATATACAACCAGTTGCTAACCAAGCGTTTCCAATGTTGGAATACTTGGATAATATACAGGCAAAACGTACTGGTGTTAATGATATGGCACAAGGTCTTGACCCCAACATTTTACAAAATGTGACTGCGGCGGCAATTGCGGCGTCAACAAAAGCGTCAAGTGGTAAGTTAGAATTAATTGCTCGTGTATTTGCAGAATCAGGAGTGAAAGAGTTATTTAAAGGTATTTTACATTTATCTACCAAGTATCAAGATAAAGCTGTGACAATAGCACTAAGAGGTAAGTATGTTCAGATGGACCCAAGAACTTGGTCAAACCTCTATGATGTATCTGTCAATGTAGGACTCGGAACTGGAGATAAAGAAGAACAAGTAGCTAATCTTGGTTTTGTATTAAATAAACAAGAAGAAATTATCAAAGGTTATGGTATTAACAATCCATTAGTGTCATTAAGAAAGTATGCAAATACACTTAATGAGTTCATACAAGAACTAGGAATCGCTAATGCTCAAGAACACTTTAATGAAATAACACCAGAAGTCGAGATGATGTTATCTCAACCTCAAGAACCACCAGTTGACCAAACAGCACAAGTGTTAATGCAACAAGCACAGGCACAGATAGAGATTGATAGACAAAAAGCTATGGCGGATATTGAGTTGAAACGAGTCAAGATGGAAGAAGAAATGAAGTTGAAACGTGAAGAAATGATGTTTGAGTTACAACTTGAAAAAGAAAAATCAGAGGCAGATATTATTCGTAAAGAAAGAGAATTGATAGCAGAGGCGAATATTAAGGCACAAAAAGTAAGTGCTGGAATAACTGGAAACGTGGAGATACCATCATAATGGATAGACATGAGAAAGCCAAAAGGGCAGAAAACTATTTACAAGATGAATTTTTTATCGGAGAATTAGATAATCTCCGAAATATTCAGTATGAAATTATTGGAAATTCAGGAAGTAGTAATACAGAAGAACGAGAATCTGCTTATTACATGATTACTGCAATTAACAATATCAAATCACACTTTGAATCTATTTCGATGAACAAGAAAATAGATGAAAAGAAATTTAAAATATTATAGGAGATAGACCATGACCTCTAATGAGAATGGAAAAGAATCAGTTGTTGACCGAATGGTAGGGATTTTAGAACCAGCGACCTCACAAGAGCAATCAACAGTTCAAGAAGAACAACCACAAGTCCAACAGGAAACAGAACAACCTATTGATGAAATTGCTCAAGAGGAAACTCAAGAGTCAACTGACCTGATAGATGAAACTGTTGAAGAAAACGAAATAACCGAGCAAGAAGTTGAGCAACCTCAAACATACCGAGTCAAAGTACAAGGTGAAGAAGTTGATGTTACGCTTGATGAACTGCAAAAAGGATATTCTCGCCAAGCTGATTATGTTAGAAAAACGCAAAAGTTAGCCGAACAACGCAAAGAGTTGGAAAGTGAACTTACGAATCTACAAAAGTTTAATAACTTAAGTCAACAATATGACGAAGGGTTAAAACAGATTGAACAAATCTTAAACCAGACCGATAGTCAGGAAGATTTACAAAAACTGAAACAAACTAACCCACAACAATATGCTATTAAGCTTGCAGAAAGAAGTGAACAGGAACAACAACGTGCAAAAATACAAGCAGAAAGGGCAAAAGTACAACAGGAACAACAACAGTTACAGCAACAACAGATACAGAAACACTTAAAAAGAGAAACTGAGATTCTGCATGAGTCGTTGCCAGAGATGAAGAATCCTAAAACTAGAGAAAACGTGATGCAAGAGATAATGAAAGGTGCAAAGAAGTTGAACTATACAAATGAAGAGCTCTCAAATGTATACGACCACAGAAATGTGCTAACTTTACTTTACGCATCAAGATATCTAGCACTTAAAGACTCTCAACCTGAAGTATTTAAAAAAATGAAATCGGCTCCAAAAATTATGAAAGCTGGGGTTGCGAAAGCTACTACCCAAACACAATCAGATAATATAAAGAGAGCAAAGACACGACTCAAACGTAGCGGTAACGTAAGAGATGCGTCTAAACTCTTTGAACAACTACTTTAAAGGAAAAAATTATGGCTACATATCAAACTTTTCAAGCAGTTGGTGAGAGAGAAGATTTAATTGATGTTATTTACGACATTTCACCAACAGACACACCATTTATGAGTTCAGTTGCAAAAACATCAGCATCAAATGTTTTTCACGAATGGCAAACAGACTCACTTGCGGCGGCGGCAACAAATGCGGCAGTTGAGGGTGCTGATGCTAGTGATGCAACTCTTTCAGCTACAACAAGAGTTGGTAACTACACACAAATCAGTCAAAAGACAATTAAAATCTCTGGAACATTAGAGTCAGTAGATAAAGCTGGTAGAAAGTCTGAAAAGGCATATCAACTAGCAAAAGCATCAAAAGAAATTAAAAGAGATATGGAAAAAGCTCTTTTGAATAATACTGTTCAAAGTGCTGGTAATGCAACTACTGCTAGAGTTCTTGGTGGTATTCAAACTTGGATTAATTCAAACTATGATGGTGGTTCAGGTGGTACTGCTGGTGCTACAGGAACAACAGCAAAAGGTAATGGTACTGATAGAACATTTACAGAAACCATTCTTAAAACTGTAATTAAAGAAGTCTTTAACTCAGGTGGTGAACCTAAGGTTCTAATGACTACTCCAACACAAAAACAAGTTGTATCTGGATTTGCTGGTATTGCGGCACAAAGATACATGGCACCTGCTGACCAACCGACTACAATTATTGGTGCGGCTGATGTCTATATGTCAGACTTTGGACAAGTTTCTGTTGTTCCAAACAGATTTATGACTGCTGAATCTGATAATGGTGAGGTTGCGTTAGTTCTTGACCCAGAAATGGCAAGTGTTGCGTACTTAAGACCTTTCCAAACTAATGAGTTAGCAAAAGCTGGTGACGCTGAAAAGACTCAGTTATTAGCTGAGTATACACTCGTGGTTAATAATGAGGCGGCACATGGTATTTGTGCAGACTTGACTGAGTAATATAGGAGTTAGGGGGAGGTAACTCCCCCTTTACCTTGATATGTTAAGTGAATACAAAACACAATTAGTTCACCCAGATGGAGAGGGTGGTGTTGTTATTGAAACAAAACAAGACTGCTCAGACATTGTTGAACAAAACAAAAAGGAATTTAATTCATTTGATGAAAGAGCAAGATGGGGTAATGACATTTTTAGTAATAAAGTGGCATCTATACCATTGACTGCTATTGATGATTTACAAAGAAAAGGAATCATGCGAGGTTTTACTGTTGTAGACCAAAAAAAGTTCAATGAATGGTTAAATCACCCAGACCAAAGATTTTTTAGAACACGACCAGGAAAATTATAAATGGCATTTACCACTTATTCAGACTTACAAACAAGTGTGGCAAGTTGGTTAGGTAGAGATGATTTAACAGATAGAATTAAAGATTTTATTGAGTTAGGTGAATTTAGATTAAGAAGAAATTTAAGAATCAGAGAAATGTTGAAAGATGTAACAGCGACAACAACTGCTGGTGATTCGACTGTAGGACTTCCAACTGATTTTTTAGAAGTCAGAGATATTCATGTTTCTACTAATCCAATACAACCATTAGATTTTTTAACACCTAGTGCGTTTTTTAGTAATACAAGAGCCACAGAGTCAGGTAGACCTTTACAATATACGATTAAAAGTCA